GTAATGATTTGTATATAAGCTACGAAATCCTATTAGGAATTCATCGCCAAAGGTCTGTACATCCGATGTGATTGTGTCGGCATAAATTACAAACTGGTTAACTCCTACGTTTAAATTTATCATACAGTAATTTCATTTAAAAGTAATCTATAACCAACTCCACCAATAGTAATCGGAATCCATTTATCTGCCGAATATGATCCAGATTGTAACGTGGATGGTGAAATTGTTAATTTATTATATTCATTTACTGTGTAATTAAAAGATTCCGAACCTATTGTCGGATTCAATGTAATCCCTGTCAAATATGCATTAGAATACATGCCTAAGACTCCTGAGTAAGAACCAGTTCCTCCATTTCCTGCTCCTATAATAGTATTATAAGATCCTGTAAGTAAACCACCTGTATAATATCCAACATAGGTATTGTCAGTTCCTGTAGTACCTGCATAACCTGCTAAAGAACCTAAGACTGTATTTCTATTACCAATTGTATTACTTTCTAATGCTCTATAACCTAATGAAGTATTATTACCTCCTGTTTGATTTGCTCCAGGTCCTGCTAAATAACCAATTGCAGTATTTGCATCTCCTGATACTAATCCCCCTAATGTTGAATATCCTACACCAACATTATAACTTCCTCTTGTATTAATAGCCAAAGTAGATGACCCTATTGCAACGTTATAAGCTCCGGTAGTATTAAAATATGAAGCTCCGTTACCAAATGCAATATTGTACGAGCCGGTAGTATTAGAATATAAAGTTCCATTACCTATTGCAGTATTGTTCGAGCCGGTAGTATTAGTTCTTAAGGAGGTATTTCCAATAGCTGTATTGTAACTTCCTGTTGTATTACTATACAAAGCAGATTGACCAATTGCAAAGTTATTAGATCCAATATTATTAGAATATAAAGCAGAATCTCCTATAGCTGTATTGTAACTTCCTGTTGTATTAGTGAACAATGTTACTGCACCGAATGCTGTATTTCTTTGTCCAATTGTATTATTATAAAGGGCATTATCACCTACACCAGTATTGTAACTACCTGTTGTATTTGTGACCATGGCATAAGCACCAATAGCTGTATTTCTTTGACCTATTGTATTGTAATTTAAAGAAGCAACACCTATTGCAACGTTTTGCGTACCTGTTGTATTTCTTTGTAAAGCACCAACACCTATCCCAACGTTACCACCAGTTGCGGTACTAGCATTTAATGCATTGTATCCTATTGCAACTTGATAATTTGAAAATGTACTGCTGACACCTGCTAATGCTCCAATAGCAATATTACCTATTCCAATAGTATTACTAGATAATGCACCATTACCAATTGCAAGATTGTCAGCTCCAGTAGTATTTGCAATTAAAGGAAATCCTAATCCAGAAGCTGTACCACCAATTGCTAAGTTATTTCTAAGATCACCTCCGCCGTGTGAAAATTTAATTCCAGAAAATAATAAATCAGTACCATCGAATTGTAAGTTTGGTTCTGCATTAATATCAGCAAATCCAGTTGCAGTTAAAACATAATTATTAACGTTATTAGTTACACTAATAGACGTTCCTGCTGTTCCTGATGTTCCAGAACTTCCTGAACTACCAGAACTACCTGAAGCACCATTTTGACCAGAACTACCTGAACTACCATTTTGGCCAGAACTTCCAGAAGTACTTGACGTTCCAGAACTACCTGAGGATCCATCAGCTCCTGAGGTTCCTGAGGTTCCTGGAAATCCAGCATTACCACTTGCTCCACTACTTCCTGAACTACCTGAACTACCCGCGCCTCCTGCTCCTAGTATTGTGGTTGTTCCAGCGTCGTTTACTATTCTTAATTGTTTATCACTTCCTAAGAAAACATTACCAAATCCAGCAGCTGGGGTTGCTCCACTTGTACTTGCAGCTTGAGATATTAAAATATTACCTCCTGTTGCACCTAATTTAATTGTTCCTGACATAGTTATCTGTTAATATACATGAGTATGTATTCATGAAAAACTGACATAAAAAAAGGCCAGAAAGATTCTGACCCTTAAAACTATCCGAACGTCCAGATGTTTTGTGTATTTTTGCGGGGGTACCCTCGCAGAAAATTATGCTGCTTCGAAATTGATACTTGCAAAAGTTGCTTCTGGAGTAGATTGTACTTCGTAAGCCATTGCTGGTTCTTGAGCAGTAAGTGTTAGTGTGTATCCGTTAAGATCACCAACAGCTGTACCAGTTACAGAAGTACCTGCAGAAACTACTGCACCTCTTGTAAGACCCATTAACCAATATTTTCCGTTGTTATCAGTAAAGATAACTTTCAGATTTCTGTTACGTGCAACTAAAAGAATTTCATTTCTTTTCTCTGCAGTCATTTTTTGAAGATTTAAGGAAAATGCTTGTTCGAAGAAAGCAGTTCCGTTCTCATTGGAGATATTGAAAGTTTCTGTGAATGATCCTACGTTTTTAGCGATTTGGAATTCATACATTGTACCAGACTCACCTGTTGCGCCAGTAATCAAAGATTGACTACCAGTTGCAGAAGAAACTGTCAGAGTACCAAAATCAACATCAGCACCAATGTAAACACTACCGCTTACGCCACCGATTGAATCGATGCAGTCTAAAGCAATACCGTATGTTAAATTACATGCCATGGTTGTTGTTTATTATTTTAAATAAGAGTGTGACCTAATGATCACACTCTTTTATTGTTGTTCAGATTAAGCTATTGTTGAGATGAACTGGTTAGCAATTGCTGCAGTTCCCATTCTCCATGCTGCCAAGAATTTAACATCATCTTGAGAAGGATCGTAATAGAACTTAAATTTATCTTGATCGTTGTTAAGACCAGTACCGAAGAAAGCGTATTTCTTAGGACCTAAGATTACAGTTGGAAATGCAGGAGATCCAGCATCTGTAATTCCTGGAGCTGCAAACACTTTAATGTTTGTGCCTGGGAAGATAAAGCTGTTTTCTGGAGATCCAGATACGTTGCTGATGTTAGGATATTGTAACAAGATAGAGTTACCTTTAGCTTGTAAACCTTGTACTAACTTAGAATAAGTTGCATAAGACACATACATGATAAGGTCATCCTCTTGTAATACTGCTGGGTTATTAGCAGCTAATTTATCTACCATTCCGAAGAATGCAGCGTAAGAAGTTGAAGCTGAAGCAAAACCTGTTGCTCCACTTACATAACTTATAGCGCCAGAAGCTACTGAAGTTTGATCGATAAGACCATCCAATGTAGAACCGTCACCAGCCCAGATTGTTTGTTCAATATACTTGTTAATTTCTCTAACTTTTAAATCACCAATTTGTTGTTCGAAAACTGGTGTTTCGTTTGCATAAGCAGAAGCGCTCATGACAGAAGAGATCCAGTAGTCTCTAAGTGTTTCCACACACATTACTTCTTTTAATTGCTTGGTAGCAACTACTAAGTTTTGTTGTGTAAAGATTGTGGTATTACCAGTTGCTCCAGCAAATCCGCAAGAGTAATCTTCAACAGATACACCAGCACCTAAGATGTTGATTGCTGTAGTTCCTGCAGTTAGGTTTGGTCTAACTGTTAAGTTTTGTACGGTTTGTGGTTTTAGTACCGCGCGGATAATCAGGTCTGTTGAAAGCTGATCAGTATAGGCGGATAAACCTGCTACATTAAATGACATAGTTTTATAATTTTATTATTTTTTTAAAGAATTATTAAGTTCTTTGAATCTTTCTACGATATCCGTAGATTGATTGAAATCCGTTTTAGAATCATTCATAGTTGTAATCTTTCCGGCTGCAGGTGCTTTTGCAAATTTTGCATAAGATTCTTCCATTTTTGCCATCTTAGATTTCATGTCTGCCATGTCAGTTACTAATGGTTCGATAGCCATCATTACCTTCTTCATAGCTTCTGCAATTTTTTCTTCTACTGCATCTGCTACGGGTGTTGCTGGTTCAGATCCATCAACTGGACCTTCTTCTGCCATTTTTACTTTTTCAGCTTCTTCAACTACTTGTTCTGCCTCTTCTGTTGCTTTTGGCTCAATTGAAACGATAGATCCAGCATCGTCAACTAAGACTACTGATCCATCTTCTAACGTATGTTCACCTGCTGGAGCTGGAGATTTGCTACCGTCTTCTGCTACTATTACTAGTGCAGCACCTGGTACAAATTCTTCCGCCTCAACTACAGTTCCATCCATTAGTTTCGCCGAAGCCAACTTAACTTGCAACCCAAGAACGACGCGGATTTGATTAAGTTTGTTTTTGTAATTCATCTGATTATTTTTATTTTGATTTACGTCCATGAATATGTCTTTTTTGTATCTGACATTTCCTGATCCGATTTTATTTATGAAGTTAGAATACCCATAATAGAATCTATCATGTCTTTTTCGCTTTGTATTTTATCATAGTCTACTTTATCTATAAAATTACCTTCTATAGAGAAGCCTTGGTATTTGCCAGATTTAACCATTTCCCAAACTTTAGGGTCTGTTACTTTCATTTTAACCATCCAAGTTCCTACTGGTACACTTAAGTTATAAACTGAATTAGCTTTATCGTTTTGGTCCTCTACTAACCAAGATTCGAAAATAAAACTTCCGCCTGCAACATTTTCGTTGTGGTCTAAATTAGTAGATCCAATTCTAGTTTCACGCATAAATTTCTCTTGAATCTTAGCAATTGTTTCTTTAGAGAATTTAACATAATATGTCTCTCCTGTTTCTTCGTCTCTTCTAAGTATTTCCATATCCGGTACCATAGCAGGACCAACTAGAACTTGCTGTTCTTTTTCCACTGCAAAAGCAAGTTTAGTCTCTGTTGACTTTTTAGCTTTAACCGGAACACAATTCGGTGTACCATCGTCTTTTAATCCATATGCTTCGTAACCGTCCCAACATGGATTAGGTTCTATAAATTCTTCTGTAATAGGTCCACCAGATATCCAAGCATCACAAGTTCTTGCTCCTGCACATTTAAAATCAAATGCTTCGCAATAACCTAAACCACCAGCTTCAATTGTGTCGTAAGGATCTGCGAGGGTACCTTCACCAATTCCTGCAGCAATACAAGCAAGCATTTCTTTTGTCTGTACAAAGAATCCGCAGTTACCACATCTTGCACTTTTAGCATCTTCAATCGTCGTGTTAAATTTATCTGCCTTTGCCTGCCAATATTCTTCGTTAGGCTGACCAGGATTTAATGGTCCATAATGAGCAGCATCTATTGCTTCTTGGCGGTTAGCAAGATTTAATTCTATATCTGTTGTAGCTTCTGGACATCCGTACACATTTAATTTAGCTAATTTTTTCTTTCTTTTAGGTACTTGATCTACATAAGGAGATAAACCAGAAGTATCATAACTTAAGTCAGTTCTAATACTTTCTAATTTGTTACTTGCCCATTCTATTCCTGCTTGTCCACCCCAGGCATCTACCATTAAACCACCACATCCTTCTGAATAAGGTACATCTTTGTGTTGTAGATGTCTAGCAAAACTTGCCATACGTGCTATAGTCTCTTCTGAAATAGCTTCACCATTTGCTAATTGGTTAGCTCTTGCTTTACCAACTGGTGTACCACAATCACCCCATCCATTTTCTTCTGCCCATGCTAATGCTTTTTTAGCAGCATTCTTAGCAGATTCTGGATAATCAGTATAGGATTCAAATTCCATTTCTTTAGAAAATCCTTGCTCGTACATAGAAATACACATAGCAACTGCTTGGTCTTGGTCTTTACCTTCATCTATCATAGCTGGTATGCATCTACCCATATAATCAGATTCTGATTCTCCTGCAGAAGGTTCTACAAATTTTTGATTACGCATGTAAATGAAGTATCTTTCGATAGCAGGTTGGTCTACAAGCGCAATCGAGGAAACACCAGATTCTTCTAGTTCATCCATTACTTGTAGTTCTATAACTCGCTTTTCTTTATTTTTATTTTCCATATTAGAATTTATATATGTGAGTATGAAATCTTATAAACGTGCCAAATCTGCTAATTTCTTATCTGCTTCTGCTTGGCCGTAAATATCAGATGCTACCACATAGGTCTTAACGATAGATTGTGGTTGATTCATCATCATTGTCTGTATAGCGTCCATAGACGCTGTCATTCCACCATTCTCATATTTACTATTACCAGCAGAATTAATCGCGTTTAACATAGGTAAGAATGAAGCTGTGGATCGTTTATTGATTACAAACTCACCGCCTTCTAATTCACCCATTCTTGTTTTAATACCTCCGCTAGAATGACTAGGTCCTGTCAATAAACCACCATCAGCAAATTTTCTTCCTGTAGGAGCAGGACTTTCTGCTGGCTTTGTAACAGCAGTAGTTGGTCCTACTGATTGACTATTAATTTCACCAATTGCTTTTACTGCTGCAGCAATGGTTGTTGCTATAGAAAGACCTGCCGAAATCGTATTAATAGTTACCCAAGGTTGTCCAAAAGTTACTGGAAATGCTGCTACTGATTTTGCATTTGCTAATGCTGTACTAGCCACAATTTGTCCAATCGTTGCTGCCTTTTCTATTACTAGTCCTGCAATAGCAACTGCTTTATTTTTACCTGCTATTTGTTGTAGAAGTTGACCCGCTTTAACAGCAAGATCTAACTTAGCCATAGTGATTGAAGTACTTGCTTCAAGTTCTGCCATTTCAATAGCTGCTAAATCTTGAGCAGATTGCTGTTTAATTTGTTTTCTTTGTTCCTCTGTTAATTTAGAATTGTCTAATAATTCTTTTTCCCTTGCTTGAATAAGTTCTTTTTTACGATCATAGGAAGTTGTAATATCAAAAAATTCATTCTCAATTCCTAATAGTCTTTCGTTTTTAGCATTTTCTTTATTTTTAATAATTTCCTGATTTGTTGCTGTATCGTTTGAAACTATTAAACCATTAATTTCTTTCTTTTTAGCAAGAATTTGATTATCATAATTGGATTCAATATCTGCTTTTTGTTTAGCGTATTCTTCTGCTTTTAAATTCTTTCCTTCTAATTCATTTAAT